GTCTATCCTATATGGACAGATTCTCACCCTGATGGTGATTGCAAATTTTGATGATGGGGAGGAGAAACTCCTCCATTTGTCTGGTGCAGTGTACAAACTTACAACGGGGTGCGAGGTGTTTGTGCCTGAGAACGCAGACGTTCCTGTCGTTTTATTACGGTGGGGGCGTTTTGCGCCTGACATTATGCCATTTAATCTTGCTCGTGCGAGAAGTTATGCTGAGTCACTTGATTGTGATTCTGGAAAGCTTCGTACGGCGACTAAGACACAGGTGGTTGATGCCTTGTGTGCGAGGCTGTGGCTGAAGCCGCTCGTGGTGATTTTGTTGTTATCACGGGTAGCTGCTGTTATAGTTTCTACTTTGTTTGGCGTGGTGCCTATTGATGTTAGCTCCTGGGGGGCTTTTAAGTTTAACGAGACTTTTGATATGGGTCGTGAAGCTGTTTTGCTCCCTCATGACTTTCGCATTATTGATTTATATGTGCCGCCGGTTTTGCCGCCGGTGCATGTTGTTGGTGTTGTGGAGGTGGTTGCTGAGCCCGCAAATGCTGTGCCTCGTAAAGAGGTGCCAGTGGTGGCGGACCCAGTTATCGTTGCGGTTCCGACCGCTCCTAATGTCGTGGTTGTCAATAGGAGAATTGGCCTTAGCCATGTTTTTGATGCAGTTTTTACGCTTGCTGGTCTTTTGACCGGCTTTTATGAAGAGCTGGACCGGAACACGGTTTGGATGTTGCATGATTGTATTATGTTGCATTGGTTATTTTCGCAGTGCCACGTTGTATGGAATAGAATTTTGCGTGCTCGGAGCCATATCTTTGGGCTGAGAATGCCCGAGTTGGTTATTTCTCGTTCGTCTGGTAACATGTGGTGCCTTATGGTGCTGTTTGCTGCCAGGTGGATGAGTTCATTTCCGATTTGGTCATGTTTCTTTGCCATTTACGTATGGTTCATGAGGTGGTTATTTGCCCCCTCTGCTAAGAAAACGGAAGAGAGCGCTATGCTCGGTTCCACACCCACTAGTCCTGCCTTGGTTTCTAAATCTATGATTGGGATTGGTGGTCCTTTTAGTACTACAGCGTTAGGGTTTATGTATAAGCCCGGGTTGGTTTTGACAGCCAATCATGCCGTAAAACTCAATACTACTAAGGTGTGTTATTATGCACCTGGTGATGTTGTTCGTGTTATGGAGACTGATGCTGTTGTGCTTAAGAGGTTTGAGGAGCTGGATCTGGTCGTGTTATCGTGTGCTATCACGGTCAGAACTATGGCGCTAGCTGCACCACTTAGTGGTACAAACATTATGCTTTTTTCAACTCAAGGAACAAGCTTGAAACTCACTGAGAAACTTGGTAGTATGTCTCCAGGTATGTTGTTCGATTTATCGGGCAATTTTGCCCGACATGCTGCCACTACTTCTCGGGGAGTGTCTGGTTCACCTATGTTTGTGGGCTCAACTGTCGTTGGCGTGCATCTGGCTGGGCGGGGAGCGAGTAATGAGGCAGTAGTGTTTGACACGAAGCTCATGCTCGCTCTTACCCAATTGGAAGCCCCACGGCGACCAGAGACATGGGGATTAGATCAGGATGCGCTTGAAATGTCGTTGACCAACAAGTTTGGTACGCACAATGTTTCAGTAGAGGACTATGGTGACGGTAACGTCACGTATGTGATTAAGAATTTGAAAGCTGGGATTAAAGATCCAGTTGCTTATGTCATGTACAATCCAGATAGTGCTCAGGCGTATTTTCGTTCTAAGAACTGGGCGATTGATGATGAAGAACTTATAACTAATGAGTATCAATTGAATGATGCCTATAAAGCGATGGATAAAGTATCGTCGGATTTTCGGGCTGGCGGTGGTACCTACAATAGGGGGCATGAGCCCTCTAAAGCTGGTGCTGCTATCCGGTCTGGGAATTTGTATGAGAAAACGTTCGCCGCTAGACACCAGAAGGTTTTTAAGCAAAGTGCTAAGGTTACAAACCCTAGCGCAGGCTATAATGTTAATCATCGTCAACCTTCACAGCCTAAAGCTGCCTTTGGCAGTTTTGTTCGTGATATGACGGGTTACTCGGGGGTCGAGAGTGCTGACACTCTCCCTGAGCCAACACCAGGGTATACTCCTGTGGAATTTAAAGATGATTTTGATCACCAGGAGCACGATACTCAGGTAGTTGATTGCAAAACCCAATTGCAATTGCCCGATCAACTTGATGAAAAGTTCTGGGAGGTTGTTGGTTGTGCGCCCAGGCGTACGTATGGCAAAAATTTTCTTAAGGAGAGGACTGACTGTTTAGATGCAGTTAAGTCCTTGAGTTTAGATGGATTGCCTGCGTATGGCTGGACCACTGACCTAGGTGATAGAATGGAGGTTAGTCGTATGGCTGACGTTCGTTTTGTTGAACCGAAAGCTTCCGTCCGGGATTATCTTCCTTTGTTTAAACAGGCAATTAAACTACTCTTTCCTATACAAACACAGTGTAAGCTGCTGTCTATTGAGGAGGCCATAGATGAACTTCGGCGTCGTAAGCTCGAAGGTCATTCTCCTGGTTATCCTTATAATTCAGTTAACTCGCCCTGTGGTTCACCGCATGTAAGCAAACAAGAAACCCTTGATTGTGTAAAGTGTCGCGGAGTTGTGTTTGAGGAGTGTAAGTTGCTTGAGAGTGCTGATGGCCGCTTGAAGTATAAACTTGTTTGTGATACGTTTATAAAGCGAGAATGGTTAAAGCAGTCTAAAATAAAAGAGGGTAGATATCGGTTGATACAATGTTGTCCTTTGCCGTTAATACTTTCTGAGCTCCGTGTAGCTGGGTGTTTGACCCAGTTTAAACAGCAGTGGGAGAAATATCCTATGAAAATAGGTTTTAATCCTTATGCTGGCGGGTTTACTACGTTACGGCGATCAATGTCCCAATGTGATACTTTTTTGGAGTATGACTTTAGGTCATTTGATTTATGTGAAAACGAGTTCATAATGCGAGCAGTCTTTGAGTCACTTGGTGAAATGTTGGGCTGTCCTCCTAAATGCTTGTGGGATAATATCACCACTGAGATATGTGGTCCTAAGACGTACCGGTTCGCCGGTCTTTTAGTCCGCTCTCGCAGTGGTGGTGTTAACCCCTCTGGGCATTTATTTACTGGTGAGGTGAATACTTTGTACAATATTTACTGTACATTGTATGCATCCACCTTTAACTTGGTGGCTGCCGATCTTTACAGGTGGGTGCTGGGATATGGTAGATTTATGGCAAAGTATGGTGATGATTCGTTGGATGGCTTTAATAGCGATCTGTGGAAAGTAAACACCGGTGAAATGGAAAACCGGTTTGGACACTGTGGTTTGGTTATTCCCCCAGGGGAATTCAAACAGAGTCATGCCTTGGAAGGGATGTCCTTTCTTGGTATGAAGTTCAAATCGGATTCTGTCATTGGTGTTGAATTTCAGAGGTGGCCTAAGGCCATTCAATCGTATTTGTTCCCTGAAAAACCTAGTCTATTGGGAGAGAAGGAGACTATTGGGGCTCTTAACTCTCTGATACTGTTGACCGTAGGCAATGCGCGAGCAGTCGAATTTGTTGATAAGTTGGTTGAAACCACGAGGAATCGTTGGCCTAAAGCTAATTATTTGACAAGTGAGGTTGCTCGTTATTTGTGGAGCGGTGACGAGTGTGCTGTGTGCGAAATTCTGGAAGTTGATGTGCTTCCAGAAAATGAAAGTTATGTTAGACCTTCAGTTTTTCAATGCGTATTTAGATTCCGTGGGTTATGCGGAGGACCAAAATCCGAACCTTTTTCAGAGGTTCGCCAGCAAATTCGTAACAGCGGTGTCAGCTCCAGTAATGGTTCCCATGTCGTTGATGGGAAGGCATATGTACAAGAACGAGGAAGAAGCTCGGAAGTACGTTCTGAATCCCAGGGCCTATCTAAAGGCCAGAGAAAGAGGGCTAAGGCCCGCGAACGTGCTAATATCTCCCAGCGTAGCAACGCCGGGAAATCTGATACAGATGCCAAAGAAAAAAGTAACAAAGCAAATGCAAAAGCTCAAGAAAGAGATCAAACAGGTCATGGCTCAGCCAAAAGCCCGGAAAAAGCGGGCCAAGGCAAGAGCCCCTAGGGGGTCTCTTCGTGGGTTCGGCACTGGCCCCCCGGTGACGTATTCCAAGGGTTATGGAGGTAATACTTTTACCTTCTCAGGGGGACGAGCGAGTGGTTGTATGCGTATGACCGGTAGTTGTAAGATTGGAGAGGTGTATGGCTCTAGTGGTATCGGCGGTTCGGGAACAGCTTATGTGTTCCTTACGAATGCTGCCGGATCCATTTCTGCTAACACAAACTTTATTTATATGACACCTGAGTCATCGTTATACTTTACTGATCCTATGTCTTTCTTCACGGAGCCATTCCAGAAATTTATCATCCATCGTGGTCGGTTTAGGTACGAAAGTGCCTCTACTACTCTCACGACTGGACAGATTGTTATGGCGTATCTCCCAGATGTTGGATATGTGGTTCAGTTCTCTAGTATTAGTGATGGTACTTGGGGGCACCAGCTTATCACCGATACCGATACAGTCGGAAGACTTAGTCGTTCGGTTACTTTTCCAGTGTGGCAGAATGGGTCTCTTGAGATGACCAAGCCCGCGAGTGGACAAGACTTATTGGATTGTCGCGCGTGTGGCGATCAAACGATAGACCTTACTGTTGGGGACCCTAACGGGATCCTGGCTCTGCTGCGGCAGTCCGTTCAGGGCTGTTTTATTTTAGCTGGTTTAGGTATACCGTCGGCTGAGAACGACGATTTACTTGGTTCAGTTTTTCTTGATTATGATATCGAATTATGTGATTTAGCCGTGTATGGTAATAACGTCCGTAGCTTTAATGGTAATACTGGTACTAGCAGTGCTACGTCTTCCAGTGCGAGCTCTTCATCCTCTAGATGTAAGAATTTTAGAAGAAGGCCCGTGTTGGGAGCTAGTAGTGATGGTGTTCAGCGTTACCCCGAACAGAGGTCGGTAAGCTTGGATCGTAAACAAACTACTCGTTGAATTTGTTGACTTTAGCTTTTTCAAAAAGAAAAGCAGTTTGCCTAGCTTTCTATAAACTTGGTTTCTCATTAGGTACGAGAATTTCGATCCTAGGAGTATGGTCTCTAAAGCCAATTCGGTTTAGCTTATTAGTAAAGCGCCCCTTTTACACAGGGGAGAACGGAG